CGGCCCATTCTTTACGGTATTGAATATGTTGAGGAAGTTTCATTAAAATCCCTTATATCGCTCAGTGTATTTGTGTATTTCATTAGCTATGGTTTTATTTAGAAAAACTATATCCATTTGATTAAGTATACCTTTTCTTATTGCAATATGATCAACACCAGTAGGAACAAAACCTGAATCATATAACACATCTATATATTGACTAAAATTTGGAGCGCCTTCATTATACCGCATTACAGGTATTTCAATTAATATTATTTTACAATCCTTTATTGTATCGGCCGCACCCAAAATTATATCTACTTCGGCACCTTGTGTATCAAATTTCATAAAGTCGGGATTTGGTAATTTATTTTGTTTTACAAAAGTGTCCAATTTTTTAGTTATAACATCAATGGTTTTACCCTGTGTGTAATTACAGGTAAGTTCTTTATAGTAACTATTACCGGTGTTTTCTTTGCCATCGTCTGACATATGAAATGTATAACTTGCATCATCAATAGAAGAAAGCGTCTGATTAAAAAATAAATCTCCGCTACGTGGTATTACACTATTTTCTGGATTAGCTTCGAACATAATAAATTGTGCTTCAGGTAAATGCATTGACCACTTACGCATCCATCTACCATCATTTGCACCAATATCATAAATTGTTTTTATTTTATAATTATTAGATATTAATTCATTTAATACTTTTTTGCATGTTCTATCAATAGTACCGCTGATCATAATATTACCACTTTGGAGAATTACGGATATTTTCCTCTTTTATATTTTTCTTCATTTCGGTTGCAATATATCTAACATCGTCAATGAGGTTTGCACTTAATGTAATAGGGTTAAATCCTAAGCTTTTTAATCCCTGATTGTTCACTTCAAGTTCATTTTTGGATAATTCCTTTCTTGGGTTATCCAAAAATTCAATAGGAGTTCCATATGAATTTGATATAATTTTTGCTAATTCTTTTACAGAACGAACCTCAGAAACCTGATTTAAAATTCTGACTTTTTTATTATTCGGTTTATTTTCAATAGCAAGTTTTACACAATTTGCAGTATCTTGAATATGAATAAATGCTCTTTTTTGGCCACCTGTACCATACACAGTTAATTTTTGACCAGTTGCTGCTTGTGAAATAAACCTATTTAAAACTGTTCCATAAATTCCATCATAATCAAATCTATTTACCAGTTCTTTATGCATCGATGTTTCTTCCGTTTGAGTTCCCCAAACAATACCTTGATGCAAATCTGTAATATGGAGATTCCAATTTTTATTATAGAATTGAAATAATAATTGATCCATGGATTTTGTCATATGATATACACTACCTGGATTGGTAGGATAAAGAATACTAGTATCTTTATTAGTTTCCTTTACAGTAATATCTAAATAACCTTCTGGAATAGAACCCATTTCCTTTGAATAACCATAAACACCCATTGTACCAAGATGAACAAGATGGCAACTAGGACAGTGATCTACAATAGCATTTAATACGTTGTGTGTTGCACTTATATTATTATCAACAGTGTATCGTCGTTCATATTGTCCAATCATAGAATAAGGTGCTGCTCTTTGTTCTGCAAAGTGAACAATGACATCTGGTTGTAATTCATTAACCGCCTTTGCAAAATATCCATATGATTTTGCAATATCAATATTCCAAAATTTTATATTCCAACCAAATTTACGAGCAATTTCAACTCTTTTACCAATTGGTTCAATATCTGTAAGTGAATTACTTTTTAGGTCTAGATCTATTTTTCTGCGAGATAGATTATCAATAATCCAAACTTCATGGTTTTCCTTTGCTAGTTTTAATGCTGTTGGCCAACCACAAAAGCCATCACCACCTAAAACAAATATTTTCATTGAACTACCTTCATTAATTCTTCTACATTTTCACCACGATTTGGTAAATGATCCTTTAAAAAGAAGTGCACAAATTGTGCCGATCTGTAATATCTATTATCTCTTAAAGCTCCGAAAAGCGAGTTCCATTCTGAATGTAAATGTTGTACAGGAATGTTATATTTCTTTAACCAATAGTTTAATAGTGTTTGATCAGTTGACCATTTCCAACCACCAAGTCCATCAACAAAACCTTTAAATTCTGGCCGTCGAATAAACTGTTCTGGTGTTTCTCCATTTAAATATTTAGTAATACTTTTATTCATTACCATCATACCCATATTAAAGAAATCTCCACCAGCATCATCCCAATTCCAATCAAGTTTTATTGGTCCATATTGCATACGTGAGTAATTGTGAATCTTTTGTTTATATTGAGCAGTGATTGGCATTTGTTTTTCAATTACACCAGCAAAACAAACATCTGGTTTTATTTCATCAAAGATATTACGAGCACCTGGACGGATCCAAATATCAGCATCAATAATGGCAATCTGATCATATTGATCCCAATAAGAAAAGGCGTTTTCCTTCTCATAGATAGGAAGGAACCCGCCATGTTTTTCATATGATTCTTTACTACGATTTGTGGCAAAGACATCTGGTTTAATTTTTAGGATTGGTATTCTTTGAACGATATGATCAATGCCGTGGGTCTCACAGTAATCTGCACAGGATTGAATGCAGTGCTCATATAATTTTGATTTAGACCCAACGGCAACTTGATAGATCATTCTTTTCATAACAAACTTCTTTCACTTTATTTTTTAGGTGGTGCACTCTTTTTAGAAATTGCATCAGCACCAAAGAATGCTGAAACAAGAACAGCAATTGATGCAAAGTATGTTGGTGCAATATCTGCAATAAGTTCTGACGCTTTATCCATACCAAAACCTGATGTTATTGCAATACCAATAGGATAAATTAATAAACCAATCAATGAGAACCACGCCATTTTACGAATAGCATCTCTTTGTGCATCGGCATCTTCAAGTTCTTTACGTTTAAACTCAAGATGCATTTCAAGCTCTCCTGCAGTAATATGCCCATCGCCATTAGTATCTGCAATGTCAAGACCCTCAACTGTAAGCGTCTTCTTTTGTTCCTCTTCTGCCATTTTCGTACTCCGTAATAATAGCTTCGGCAATTTCCAATGCCTTCTGGTATCCATTACGAAGTGAGTTGGACTTATGTCCATTCTCCACAAACCATTTAAGACTATTTATATCAGAACCATATTGTTCGAGTTTAAAGTCCTCGGTTGTTTCTTCAAACTGCGTCCTTAAGTTCAAAAGTTCTTGCACGTTCAACTGCTATCTCCAATTTTTCATACAGGGTTGATAAATCATCTTGGTCAGTCTGAAAGACAATACCAATACCACCAGCATCAATCCATCTACGGATGTTATCTGGCCTGTCATCCACAAGAATGTTTGGTTTACGTGTAAGTTTATTCCAAGCATACTTATGTTTGTTAGCGGTAAAGATCATGTTCTCTACCAAAGGGGGAATAATATCCCAACGATTCAACCATTGTCTTTTCCAATAGGCTGAATTCATAGTATCACCCCTTAAAGGTGATGAACAAATACCCCAATCGTCATTAGAGATTTTCTTAACAAATTTTACAATCGAATATGTCTCAGGAAAGATATCAATATTGTAAAAGAAATCTGTATTTCGTAGAGAAGCAAATGCGGACTCTCTATCGTTCAGAGATTTCCAATGATCTACATCAAAGTGTGTTTTGACTGCACCAAAGAAGTCGGCGATAACACCATCCATATCTAGATAAATTGTCATTATGCCACCTCTTTCATTTCACGTTGAATCATGTCGAACATTTGAATTGCTGCTCTGAATTGAAATGTATGAACAAGCAAAGGGTATTTTTTTACTGCCTTGCCAATAAATTCTTGACGAGGTATATTGTAATTATCACAAGCAAACTGTTCCGCTTCTAAGATATGTATTTTTGATTTTTTCATATTTTATCTCCTCTTTGATTATGGTTATATTATAAACCATTTTTACGCAGTTGTAAACCCCTAAAATGAAATTAATTAAAAAAAAGTTTACGGCGATCATATTCTGCTTTTGTATCCAAGAGGAGTTGGATATGGTTATCACGATGTTCTTTGAAAAGGAGTGGTTCGTTATCATCAACGTCCATGATGACAACTGTGTTAGTGATGGGTATGCCTGTGCGTTCTTCCCACATCACGGCATACCCAGCCATTTGTGCAAAGTAATTAGAAATATGTTCCTTTTTCTTTACACGTTTTGATGTTTTAAAATCTACAATAGATGGTACACCATCAAACTCAGCAACGCAATCGCATCGGCCAGCAAGGCCAAGGTGAACAGAATAAAGAGGCACCTCAAGACCATAGATTTTTCCAATCCTCCCGTCCAAAATTGGACGTAAGTTCTCGAGGCTTTGTCTAATGTGCGGTAGAAAGTCCGTTGTGTCTTCATTTTTTAAATACCTTTCAATAATAGAATGTACTAGGGTTCCACGACCAGATGCTCTCTGGCCGACACGGTTTGCTTCCTCGTCCCCTACACGAGCCCTCCACTTTGCAATAGCTTCTTCACTTAAAATACTTAAGACTGTTGTAATACTAGGATACCTACGACCATCAGGAGTAGCATAAGTCCTACCTGTTGGCTGTGTATCTGTAACCAAGTCATCATATCCGAGATCAATTGTTTCATGTATAAACTCCATTATTTACAGTATCACCTTATCATGTTTTAATTGTGTTATTCTTACCAGAACCTTTTTTGATTCTACCTAATAAATCTTTCCATCCATCACTTGTATTCGAATTTGCGTGTGTTTTTGTACTTGAAACAAAATTTGGTGGTACCAATACTTGAACAATGTTATCTGTTAACATAGCCTTCATATCACTATAGCTACATGATACATCCCATTGTTCATCTGTATTTTTGTTTTTGAGAGTGTACGTTGGCATTTCTAATTTCGTCCTTTACTTCGGATACTCTATGTGTCATCCAACTAATAGCCGTACTGATGTGTCCAGTATCTTGTGGTTGCAAACATGATTTAGCATGTTCAATCTCTTTATATAGGACTTCTAAATAATCTAATTTATCCATTATGCAGTTTCCTTAAACCAATCTGGCACTTGGCGCTTTGACCAAGTCATTTTAAATCTGTCTTGCTTTGTTTGATAGAATGCACGATATGATTTTACTGCACACTTGAACATACATTCTGGGTTAGAACCCATAGCCAATTTGAAAGGAGTCATTGACACATTTGGAATATTTTTTGGTAATGACCAAAGAGGTGATTTTAAGAATGATGTTGCGTGAATTTTACCATAGCGATGAGTATATTCTTCTAGTAGTGCTTCGAAATGCTGCCAGTGCCATTTATAATTTTCTGCAGATTCCATAGTCCATACTGTACATGGATGATGAAAATGAACTGCTTTATATAATATTTTATCCATTTCTGGATCATCGAATAAACGGTAATGTTTTACCATACGTTTACCCGATTTTGATGGAGCAATCTGTACAGTACCGTCAAGCATACGATGTGCAGTAGAAAGCATTTGTGCAGATTCGATAATCATTTTCACAACGTGTTTATCACACTGTTGTTGTGCAGCAATTACCGGGTCGTTATCTAGTACAAAAATATTCATTGTGTTATTATACCATACATTATTCAGAAAGTAAACCAGGAAATGCTTCTTGCACAATATTTTTTGTAATACCTGGCGGCGGTGTTTTATTGATCATATTTACAACAACAATGGCATCTTGAGGGTGAATACCTTCTACAATACCAAGGAATAATTTTTCTCTTTTAAAAGCAGGTAGTGAATCACCTGCCTTAAATCCTTTTACAAAATATTTAAATTTAGTATTTTCTCTGAGAAGATTGGCAGGATGATTATGTGGTTCTGATGCAGTATATGGCACTTCACCTCCGGGCAAATTCCACTCAATCTTTTTATCAAATGTACCTTTTAGGACATCTTTAAGAGCCCAACTTTCATTATCTTTCAATACTTTAATTTTATTTTCTTTGGAACCTTTTGATGCCAGTTCCAAAACTTCAAAAACATATTTAGCCATTATATGAAATCCTCTACTGACTCGATTAACATTTTCATATTTTTATTTATGAGATATGGAAATACCTTACCTTTATTATGCCAGGGATCTTGTTCGGTATATTCCTTAATGATTAACTCTTTAAGATCATCTGGAGTTTTTGATAAGTCAATCATTTTTTCATTGCGTTGATAATTACGATACCAAGATGCTGCATATAATAATTCACCATCTGCAAGATCCTCAATGATTGCCTGTTTCTTTTTCTTTGATAATGGTGTTTGACGGTCTCCATTTACAAATGTATCATCGTGGGATAAAATATTTGGAACACCGTCACCTGCATCTCCAGATAAAATTTTATCTATTAAGTTAACCTTGGGGTTATTATCAATTACTTCCTTTTTAAGGAGAGGTGAAAACTGTTTTACATTTTCATATTGTTGTAATTGTTTAAAGTCACCGTCTGCAGAAACAATCATTACATTTTCATAGTTGCCAAATTCCTGAGTATTTGCAGCCAAGGTACCAATAATGTCGTCTGCCTCACAACGATCAATGTGTATTACTTGATATGGAAAGTTTTCCCTAATTTCATCTTTTACCAAATGCATAATACGAAAAGCTTCTTGCCAATCAAATCCAGATTCATCACGGTATTTTTTACGACCTGCTTTATATTGTGGATAATATTCACGTCGCCAGTTATTACCACCATCACAACACAAAATCATTTGACCATAATCGTCTTTGAATTTTTTATAATACATACGCAATGAATTAAGAATCATATGACGTAACATATTTTCATCATTGACTTTATTAATTGCAATAGTTGCAATTGCAATACCACTATAATCTACTAGAATCATTGTACCACCTCGAAATCTGGGTCATCATTACTAATTGCAATCCATCGACTACCTTCTAGAAGATGTGGTTGATCACAATTTAAGAATGCAAATGGTCCAATACATTCACGATGTGCTGTTGTAGCAATATGTGGTCTGACATCAACTACGGTAAACATATTACCAAATTGATGAATACGATTTTTACCGTGGCGAGACTTGCCTTTTAGTTGTATCCGATCACCGGTTTTAAACATAATATACCTCTCAAATTTATATTGTAATATATTATATTACATTTTTCCATAAATGTAAACAAAAATCTGCACTTGATAATCAAATGTTTTTGGATATATTTCCGGATCAACTAATTTATCACCGTAGAATTTTATAAGTCTTTGGGTAAATGTCTCGAGTGTATCTTGCATCCGATAAACGAATTGTAGTACTCATCGCTGAGCAATACGTCCCTTTCAAATTGGAGTTTTGCTTCATAATATGACATCTCACCTTTTGTTGTACAAAGGCGGAGAATCTCTCTTTTATAGTTATCTTGACCTTTTTGCTCGACAAGTAATTGGACTTCTTTACTCGAACCAAAGTAAGATTTCCAGTCGGACTCAACACGAGTCCGTATCCTGCGAGATCTCTTGGAGTTTTTGGGTAGTGTTTTTGGTTTCCAAAAATTCTTTTTACCAATATACTTTTTACCCGTATCGAGTTCAGTAATTTGATAAACAAAACCTTGATATTCCTCGGGAGTTTCATCGTAAAGTTGTTCATTGTATAACCACATATAGTTATATATTATTTACATAGATCCTCATATTTTGTGGTATGAACCCTATGTTGTGCCAAGTCACGCCCAAGATAGCCAGGCACTGGTTTTTGTTTAAAAAACTTTAAAAGAAAATTAGTCAAGATTTTCATTAGATATATCCTCTACTTCTGCTCTTCGGCCACATACTGGACAAAACTCTGGGGTTTCACCACCATCGCATAACACGATGGTGGTTGTGTAGCATTCTTCACATTCAATTCTATATTCGTTTTCCACTAGCCACCTTTATTTCTTGTTTTCTTTGTTCGGTTGCAGTAAACCACTCGCGTATTTCATCTTGAGTTCTACCACAACCAACACAAATTTTATCAACTAATGTACAAATTTTAATACAAGGACTAGAAATCGATTTCACAAGCACCACCTGCACATGCAGCTGCGGCCATAGTATCTACATCAGTAAACACTTGTTCTGTTAGATCCTCATTCCAATCAATTTGTTTTAAGTTTTGTTGAATTTTATTCCACTTATGAAAAAGATATGCATCCTTCAAGCAGTGTTCTGCTTTTTTCATATCACCTTTCAAATAATTATTTGCAAAGTTTTCAAATCGTCTTACCCAATCCTGTCTTGCAGAATTTTCTGATGATTCAAGTGTGATATCCAAACCATAACCCTGTGCAGTAGAACAAGCATCCCACAGATTAGGGAACACTTTCATTGCATCTACTACAAGACCTGAAGCAAAGATTGCAGACGGACCGTATTTACGAATCATTTGTTTTTCATCAATCACTGCAGTATTTGGTGCCTGATTATAATCCTTATCACCAGACATACCTAGGAATGAAATACCAGAAAATGAATAACGATTTTCAAATACATATTTTTCTACTTCATCCCAATCATCTACAATAATTGTATTTGATACATTGTGTCGAACACCTTCATCTGCACAAAGTTCTTCATTTGTACCTGCAATCACCCAAGATTTTTGGGCCTTCTTGACAAGTTCTAAATGTTTTACACCAAGTAATTCATCCTTATACTTTGAACCTTTATTTGGAATGATAGGGAATGAAATAACCACATCGGTTCCATTTGCAGACCATACTGATTCTTCAATCATATATGGATTTGATCTAATAATTGCTTGTGTAATTTCAGATTCTTTATTCATCTGGATATTACGGATGTACATAGGGCTATGCTCGGCATGTATACCGGAAGCAGTTTGAAGTAATACGGAAGCATTGCCACTGGGCTTAACACAAGTAGTCCGAGCAGCAGGATTAATGCCAATAATTCCGGCAACGATTTTATTGACATCCTTGACAATTTTGGCTCCTTTTTCTAAAATCTTTTCATTAAACAATACTTCAGGATTATTCATCCAACCAGTAATTGAAACACCAAGTAATGCTTCACGATCAAAAATTTCTTTTGATACCGAAGAGATAAATCTAAAATCAGTGTACCCAGCCTGTAGGGTACCGAGGATAGACGCTGCTCGACATGCCTTATAAAAGTCTTCCTCGGTATTGCACATACCACCATTAATTTCAGTTAGGTTACAACCTTGCCAACCTGACTTACCATCCTTTTGTGGAAACATACCGATTTCAACACAAGGGTTAGTGGTGTGTTCTTTAGATGTAGTAAAATAAAATCCTGGTTCCCCAAATGATTTTACAGACTCCATAATTTTTGCAAACATTTCTGGTGTTGCTTCATCTCTTACAATAACTGCTGAATTATTTGATCGGCCACGTTGTGGGTTATCCATAAACCAATTACCAGTTTTTGCATTCATCATCTCATCATCTTCTGGTGAGAAAAGACAAATGGTAGCAGAACGGCGAACACCACCTGAAAGAACTGCATCTGCCGCATGCATACAAATATCATAAACATTAATAGGTCGTACCTTAACTGGTACCTTTGAATCAATAACCAAATTTTGTAAAATTAATTCAATTTTATCTAGTGATCTTCGTAAACCTTCTGGGCCAGGAGCCTTAAATCCGCCAGAGATTTTTGCACCTTTTGGTCTGATATTAGTTAAATCAAAGAAAACTCTACGGCCTTCGTATTCTGGAAATTTACCACCACCTACAAAGTAAGATGCAAGTAAAACATCAAGAGCCGATGCCCAACCTTCAATTGAATCTTCTACAATATAACCTTTTGCTTGTTTTGTTCTTTGTTGTACCATAGGCAATTTAGCAACGTGATGTTCTTGTACAGAAAATCCTGCACCAGCACCACATAAAAGAATATAAAAATATTCGCCAAAAAATTCTGGTCTGTCACAATATGAAGAGGTACAGTTGTACATTCTCATTTGGTGTTTCATTAATTGTTCACCACCAAATTGTAAAGCACGTTGAGCACCAAGGACTCTTTGTTCCTTATATGCGGCTCTTGCTTCTTCTAAAAATGGCCGTAATGTATTATCTTTATCTTCATAATTTTTTTCATGCATTTCTAAGACACGATCAACGGCTTCATCCCATGACTCATAACGACCTTCGTTTTCTCTGTAACGGGAATAGCCTTCATAAAATTTAGTTTGGGATAAAAATTCACGTGTGTCTACATTAGTTGTAGCCATTTTTGTACCTCGATATATTTGTTTTTTGATTTTATGGTAATATTATATATCAATTAGCGATCTTTGTAAACCACTAATATGTGATATATTGGTATTATTTGCAAAAAGAATTTTTATTTATTTTCTAATTCTATAATTCTTTTTTCCAATTCGTCGATTTTTTTAGTGACATATGGATATTTTTTTCTCCATGCATCAGTTGGTTGCTCGAGCCATGTCCAACCGTATCTTTCTACCAAAGAGTCAAGAAACTGATCAAGTTTGGCATAACACCATAGTCCTGCTCTTGTATCTTTAAAATAAGCAAGGAAGGCCGCTCCTATGAGCGAACCTCCTATAGCTGTATATATCCATAATGTATCTTCAAACATTCTTTCAATCATCTGACATTTCCTTTAAAGCTTTTTCGTAGTCTTGCGCAGACACAACCCCTTCGGCAAGAAGTCTTTTTCTATTTAACATATGTTGAGCTTGTACATCTTCTTTACTTCCACCAAAATATGGTACGCAGTGTCCTTCCTCGATCATAATCTCCGTAACAAGTTTGCCATCTGCAGATTTAAAATCACCGAGGATACGACCAAACTTACCTTTCATGTCTTCACCAGACTTATCTTCTGTTGTGATAAGTTTAGCACCATCATGCAAAAGTTCTTTTAATCTGTCTTTTGCGGCAAGACCAAATATTTTTTCTACTTTATCTGATGTACGTGATTCTGGTGTATCAATACCCATAATTCTTACACGTTCGTCTTTAAGACAAATACCAAATCCTAGATCAATATCCACATCGACAGTATCACCGTCAACAACTCTAATTAATGTTACGTCATATTCATTCTGTTGCATTTAACCCTCCTTGATGGTATAGTTAACATAATTTGTCATGCTATGATCTTTAGCACCATCAAGTAGGCCATCTCTATAGCCTCTAAATTTATCCTTCATTCTTTGCCATACTGTCATCTTACGGATTTTACCATAGTGATTAATATAGCAAAGATTGCCATGATGTTTATACCCCATTAATGCAAGAGGTACGCGAGTTACAATATCATTATTGTTTACAAATCTCCAATGTGTAACGTGAGCATTCTTTACGAATCCTCTTGTTCCAACTCTTGGTGAACCGAATGTATAGAGTTCTTCTACTTTGTCTTCCATACGAGAAGCACAAAGTGTGGCCATTGCAGCACCAAGTGAATGACCGCAGATATAAAGTACTTTACTTCTGTGTACTTCAAGTTCTGCTACGATACGGTCCCATAACTTATCAAGTTCACCTCTGAATCCAGAGTGAACCCATCCGTCTGTCATTGATTTTCTTGGAATTGCATTTAAGTCTGCAAGAATATCTGAAAATTCATCTGGCTCAGTTCCACGGAAACAAAGGGCGACTTCTTTCTTGTTCCATACAATATGACACTGTGCTCCATCATGTTCAATAAAAAGTGAGTCATCGTATCCGAGACCCATATATTCAATTTTTGCTTCTAAATCTTTGTAGGCGATGTTCGCCATTTTGGCAAACTTATTGGCTTTCTCCAGGTTGAGTTCCATTTGCTGTGTCCTCTCTCGGTTTCTCTTCAGTCACAGCATTCTCATAGTAAACTATAATATTGGTTTGTTGGTTGATGAATCTTTTTAGTTCTGCTATATTGAGTGCAAGGTTCTCATAATCTCTCATAGCCAAGGCGACATAAGCCACCTGGCCGTTTTCGGCAGTAAACTCTTTGATGAATTCGTCGTAGTTATCTTTATTAACTACATAGACTCTTACATCATTGAGCTGTACTGGTTTCGGGCGTGCTACTGTTGGTATCGTCGTCTTTTCGATCTTCGTTACCACTTTCACTTCCGGTTCCGGTCTTATGCTGCTGCAACCAGTCAGGAATAGGACGGTCACCATTGCCACCGGTATCAGAAGTGATTTCACGCCAGATTTTAGCAGTTGCGCCATTCATCTTGCCTTCTAATCTTTTTGGATCCATGATTGCATCTTTCACGAGATCCAGTTGTTGTAATTTATTTCTGAGACTATCTCCATATGCTTCTGCTTTCTGGAGATCCTGTTGTAGTTTATTATTTAATTCTGCTTGTTTTGCCATATCTGCTTGAAGTGCATTGACACTTGCCTGTGCAGTCTCTGCAGCAATTTCAAGTTGTACATTATTTTCTCTGAGTGTTGCAATAGTATTCTGTGTGGTGTCATAATAGTATTTGGCACCATAGCCAATACCACCGAGGATACCGAGAACAACAATGAGGAGATAAATTTTAAGCATTTATATCGTAGCCGTTGGAAGTGTATAGTTACCAGGATCTCTTAATATCATACTTTGAGGTGATCCATCATCATCTCTTCTTTGACAATACATTGCTATGGCTGCAGGGGCAGCAGACCATGTATGAGTTTGTACAGGACCAAGCCACGTAGAGCCACTATTAGTTGATACCCAATATTGTGCAGATTTATCACCATCAAAATACATAGCCATAACAAAGTCAGTCGTAGCACCAGGAGGGGTATAAGTAGCCTCTCTATCATTTGTACCGTTATTTTCATTCTCAACATCCATTGTATCACTTCTTACTCGCATCGTTCCATCATAGACACCATCCAAACCAGTGGTCATAGCAGCATCTGAATAAAAAGCCCATCCGCCCATTGATCTAGTACTAAATCCAGCACCCATACTCGTATATTCTATAACAGTCCAAAATGTATCGCCAGAGTTATAACCAGGCACATTAAGTAAGTTACCCGTTCTAAACGATGACCATCTACCACCACCTGCTAGCACCCATGTATCTACGTTATTTGTAGTAACTGTAGCAGCATCTGCTCTATTTGTGTTCAAATATGAATATGCATTTGTAGGAGTAAATACTGCATCGGTTGCAAAATTATAAGTAAATGATGATACACTAGAAATAAAGTTAATACCATCTGACCACTTAAATGTATATGAAAAACTATTTGTATTTGAATCTGTTAAATCACCGGCCGTAACAGATGCGCCAATACTATCTTGAGATTTTGGTGTAAAGGTAAATACCGATGAATCTGTAGTTATATTAACAAGATATTGAGCAGAATCACTAGCAAAACTTAAATTACTTAAAATGGTATTTGGATTATCGGAATCAAGAGCCTTTGCTGTAATGATTAAAGGAGTTGCCGAATCACTTATTGTGTATTCGTTTAATGGTGATGAATCCCAATATGGTGCGGCGTTGATCAATGCAATGTTATACCATCCAGAACCATTTGAAACATACAAACGGTTATTTTCAGATATAAATGCTTGATTTCCAGCACTTAAATCTGAAACCGGTAATGAATCCAATGTTTCATAAGCGCTTACTGTTCCACTACCTGATGAACCTATAGTTGCAAGTGGAGCATCTGTGGTGTTTGTCACCTCAGTTTTACCAAGAAATTTAGCAATATTTCTATTCGGACTTCTAAGCCTTCTTGCCATTATCCGATACCTTTATCGTTATAATAGTCTCTAAAACGTTTTAGCAATAGAGGTGTGCCTTTTTTCTTACGACGATCATGAATAGTCTTCGCCTTAAACCTTGGACCCATCGCAGTTGACTTAGGATCTGGAATTGCAGAAGTATTTACTGTTGGTGCATCTTCTTTTAATTTTGTCATGTTACTACGTTTTCTGTATGTACGAGGTTAGTACCAGGTGTTCCATTATAGAATTTTAGAGTATCATAAACAAATGCAAATCCACCCGTGTGTAATACATCATTATTACCATGATTCATTACAAAGTTTCTAGACTCATATGTTTGTGACCAAGTGTTTGGCCAGTTACTAGGATAAGAGTTATTTAACCCTCCTGAAGGTGTACCAGAAGTTTGCCAATCAAATGTAGCTACTACAGACCCATCTCTGGAAAATTCCATTGATCGCCAACTACCTGCACTATTAGCATTAGCCAAAGCGGTATTTAATAACCATAGTGTATGAACCTGCGAAAAATTACCGGTTAAATATCTATCAGCTACAAATGTCATATAACCATATGTAGGTGTAATTACAGTATTCCACGGATCAGCATTTGTACTGCCCCATTTGGTTGCCCAAACTGTATATTCATTAACACCAGCTGCAGGAGAAAGATAATCAACTACTGGTGTTACAGAAATAATAGATGAAGTTGAAATAACATTGAGACCATCTGTGGCTTTTGCTTTAAATGTAAATGATCCAGCAGAATCAAATCCACTCACAGCGTGTAATGTAAAACTACCATTTGCACTATCAATAATTCCTGTTCCACCTACACCATAAGAACTATCAAGTGCCAATGGAACTGAAGGAATGGTTTCATAAGAATATGTAATAGGAAAGCCTTCAAAATCTACTGCGGCAGACACACTTAGATTTAAACT